ACCTCTTGCTTTTAGTGAAGAAATATTTCCTTTAGATGCTTCCTCGTATTTCTTTCTTGCATTAATAGCATCAATATTTTTATACGCACCAGGATTTATCATTCTTCCAAGTGCTTCAAGTGGGTTAGATGTTCCCTGACCAGATTTAGGTCCTCTAACATAAACAACTTTACCTCCTCTCATTGCTTTATAACCAACAAAAGGTTTTCCTTTATCATCCGACATTATTTGGGTTTTAGGCATATCTTTAAAAGACTGCTGCTTCAATCCATAACCACCTTTGATTGCACCACCTTGATATGCATTAGCGCCCAATCCGCCCAACATTGTTCTTGCCTGTCTTGATAATCTCTCTGAACCAGTCTCTCCCCCCATCTTAATAACTTTATCTAATATTCCACCAAAACTTTTTTGGTATCTTTCCTCTTTATCTACAAGTTCTCTTAATTTTTCTATTCTGCTTGTAAGTTTTTCTGGAGTTTCTTTTCTTGCCTTTTCAATACTAGAAGCAAGTCTCTTTGCTTCAACATAATCCATTCCACTTTGCATTAAATAATTTAATAAAAGTTCAATACCAAAAGATTTAAGATTACCAAATCCACCAGGAACTCTCATATTGGTTTTTATCTGGGGAACAGATAATCCACCGGTTACTCCAGTTCTAGCAAGACCACCACCAGTATAAGGAACAATAGCACTACTTGCAGGTATTGGTGCTCTTACATTCTGTGCTGCTCTCATAGCATTAGCACTTGATTGTCCAACAGAAGGAAGCATTCTGCTCGGGTCTATTCTTGTTACTTTTGGTTTTGGTCTTATACCCATTCTACGTCCAATTTCTACTATATCGGATCTATTACTTTTGATTTGCTCTGATAATATATTTTCGGCATTCTGTAACGCTGATATTGATTTTGTTACTGATCCTGGTTGTGGATTATTAACTGCTTTTATTTTATCTGCTACAGATTGACGAATAGCATCAAGAGCATCATCAGCGCCGTGATGCCCTTCAAATATTCTAGAAAAATTATTTTCACCACCAACCATTTTTTCAAAATCAGGAACTCCATTTAATTTTTTAAATGCCTTAAATAGGTCCTCTTCTGTTCCATATTGCCTAAAAGCTCTCGCAGCACTTCTGAGAGCATCATCATTAGGATTTGCGCCATAAGTAGAATAAAGAGGTATATCACCAACCAATCCTCCTCCAGCAGCATAAACAGATTCACTTTTAAAGGTAGGTTTATTTGTTCCACCACCAGCAGCATTCATTGCTTCCAGAGTATCAACACCATACTTCTGAACAGCACCACGAGACATTACAAACTCACCGTCGCTTAACCAAGCAGGAATTTTATCTACTCCCTTTTCGCCACTTACCATTCCGTTAAAGAAATTTCTAGCACCTCCCAATAACCCAGAAAAATTAAACCCTCCACCAGAAAACTTTGGCGCACTTATAACTCCTCCACCAGCACGTCCTTCAACTTTCTGCTCATCACCACTAAATGCTCTTTGTGCAAGTTGAGTTGCAGCATATCCACCTGCAGCGACTGCAAGAGCAGTTTTTGGATTACTTTTTGCAAATCTTAAGAGAGCAGGAATTGATTTTGCAAGTTTTGCAATTCCTGATAATGCAATATTTGTTAGTACCCTAATACTTTTTCCAAACTTTGTTCCGAATAAAATAAATCCACCAAGAATTGCTGGACCCCAATCACCCAAAAATCTAATTATTGATTTTACTTTATTAGCATTATTAGGGTCGCCCAACCATTCTACAAGTTTATAAACAATTCTTCCAAGTATTACCGTAGTAAAAAATTGAAGAATTTTATCTAGTAAAGATTTTACTGGAGCAATTATTTTTTCTGCTGCTTTTCTTAAACCTTCAAATCTTTTTTCTAACTTACTTTCAGCAAGTCCTCTTTTCTCTTGTTCTGATTTTCTTTTTTCATAAGCAGAAGCATCATCTGATATTTTCTTTTGTTTTACAACAATATCTGCAATTGAAATTACAGACTTTACAATTGCAGATATATTTTCTTCTACACCTTCTCCAGTTTTTTGCGAAATTCCTATGTATTTTTGAATCTGATTAGAGGAAGATCGTATAAGAGAACCTTTTCTAAGTCCATTCCCACCACTTGCAGAAGGTGAAGGAGGAGGACTTTTTCCAGAAAAAGCAACTGACGATTTTGCAGTTTTTGTACTTACAATTTTATCAATAAATTGTTCAAAACTTATTTTATTTTTTCTTTTAGAAAAACCTTCTTTTAATTCTTGTTTGGATAATTTTTGCCCACCAATAGTGTTTTCTGTAAGGAGTTCATTTAGGTAATGTTCATACCTATCCTTACCAAAAAATTTAGAAGCATTTATTGCTTTAGAATTGGGCATTGCTCATCTGCTGTTTTTGTTTTAACTCTTCTTCTTCAAGATGTTGTTGCAATAATCCAACATAGATATCCCTTTCCCAGGGAATCATATTCTCAATTTCCCATAATGAATATTTATGATATTGCATCAACGAAAAATTAAGTTTGAAGTAATTTTCAAGATCCATATGGACCATACTCACCCGAAAAAAGATGCTAACCCTTCTAAAACAACTTCACTTTCAACATTAGTTTTTGGATTTACGACTTTAATTGTATGAGAAAGTTTCGGCATTGTTTCAAAAAACTTTTCAATATCTTTAAATTGAGAAGAATTCATTGATTCTAAAAAGTCATTCATTTCCTTTTTAGTCACATCAGATGTTGTCCAGACTTCTTCTTCAGTAAAAATTGTACCAATACAAGATGCAATTAGTTCAAACGATTGATCCATTGCATTTTTTTCACTAAAATCAAAATTATTCTTAATAAATTGATCTAGAGAGGGATACTTCATTTCCATCATAATAGAATCATCAAGTTTAATTCTATTTGTATGATTTTCATTTTTCTGAACTTTGATATCATCAAGATTTATCTTTACAGGAACTTGAGTTTCATTATCATCTGGACAAATAATATTAACTTCAAGTTCTTCTCCAACAGATTTACCACGAACATTTAGGAACAAATATTCAATATCAAAAGTTGGTAATGTTTCTACTTTAATATTCTTGGTTAAGATACAATTCTTTATAACAGTTTTAATTGCTGTTGTAATTTGCTTAATATCTTCACTCTCTAAAGCAATAACAAGTAATTTTTCTTCCTTAACTAAAAAAGGTCTATATTTAATTTCTTCTCCAGTAGATGGCAACTCAAGTTCATAAGTTGGTGCAGAAATCTTTGGTAAAGGCATAATGTCCTATAATTTTTTCAGGTGTGATTATTTATCGTGCTAATGGACCAATGTTTCTACCAACATAAGGAAGTCCAGATTCAACAAAACGAGAATTAGAATTCACTGCACCGATAATTTCTTCACCTTCAAAAACTTGAAGAGAGTTTCCAGAAGATAAAGCATTTTGAAGACCTATACCCCCAGTGGTATCTACACCAAATTCTGGATTAACTAATCCCCGATAAGCGGCAATATTAAATCCTGCTTGTTCTAGGGGATTATTTAGAGAAGACTGGGGATTTTGTTCATTAGTTGGAGGAGGAGATCCATTAAGTTCTTCAACAAAATATCTAGTGTATGAAAAAGAAACAGTGCATTTAAGTAAAGAAGAAGAATCATAAGAAATAGGCATAGAAGATATACTAATTGGATATGCCTTTAAAAAAGTATATGTAAGTTTTGTTTTATAATCTTTTTCAAATTTAACAATACTAAACTGTGATTGATATTCTTCCGGGTATCTAGTAGTGTAATAGAAATTTGGAGATTTAAGTCCTACTGGAGCATTATTAGGACCACCAGAAATACTCTCATTCATAATAAATTTAATCCAAGTTTCAAAAAATCTAATCGCAGTATAAGAAGTATCAACATAAAAAGTCAAATCTATTCTATCATCATATATTCTACGATATGCGTGTCTTTCAGTAACTCCTGTATAATCATTATTAATTTCAAGAGTTGCTAAAGAAGATCCAGGTAAAGTAGCTTCACTACAAGCAAGTTGAAGTTTATCCTGAATGACGCCAAAATTCACTCCATTTTTACTCATTATTGTTGAGAGAGGAGTAGGAACTGAAAGGAAAAGATCATAGTGCGAAGTAGTTGCAGGCTGCAATATAGCACTTTTTATTTCAGATACGTTTCTTGGTTTTGGCGTAGAAATTGCCATTTATAAATATTTTTAATCGTATATATTATGTAGTAAGGATAATGGCAGAAAGTATTAAAAGCAAATACAAACCATCATATCCTGAAAAATATAAAGGTGATCCTTCAAATATAATCTGTAGAAGTAATTGGGAAAGAAAGTTTTGTTATTGGTGCGATAACAACCCAAGTATTATATCTTGGGCATCAGAAGAATTTTGCGTAAATTACATATCCCCTGTAGATAATCGTGTGCATAGATATTTTCCAGATTACTTGATAAAAGTAAAAGAAGACTCTGGAAATATAAAAACATATGTGGTTGAAGTAAAGCCAAAGAAACAAACTCTTCCACCCAAACAAAGATCAAGAGTAACAAAATCATATCTGCACGAATGTAAAACCTATGCGATAAATCAAGCAAAATGGAGCGCAGCAAAAGAATGGTGTGCGGATAGAATGGTAGAATTTAAAATAATCACAGAAGAAGATTTATTCTAAATGGCAGAAGGTTTTGGGCAATATCTCAATATACCTCCAAGGATGAGAGAGATTAAAAAAAGAATTGAGAAAGAAGGATCAAATGATCCTGAAGACTTGATGATAATTATTATAGATGTATTGAAAGAAGAAGCATTATATCCAGAAGTAGGAAAATTTTATACATTTATCTACAATGCGAAAACACCAAATCTTAGATATGATCAACACCCATTAATTGCCTGCACCTCAATAGAACCCTGGGGATTTAGGGGAATTAATTTTCATTGGAGAAAATATAGACAATACACCTGGCAAGAAGTTGCAGGAAAACTTCACATTGTTAGATACGAAGAGCTTGATGAAATGCTTTCAATTCCTTATGCAAAATTCCTTACTAAATAAATAAAACTAGTTTTTTTAATGTCTATACCTGCATTTTCTGGTTGCACAAATGGATCTTATTGTAGTAACCAAGCAGCAACCAAAGTCGGAAGTAATCAAACTCAAATATACCACAGAACAGTAACAACTTTGTCTGGACAGGGACCTGCTTACACTGGTTCGGAAACAAAGACATATATCATAGCAAAAAATGATGCAGGAATAGATACTTGGTATCTTGCATCAACAACAAAAACTGATTCAAAAAATAAAGAAACTATAACATTTAATGAGCAAACTAGGTCTGATGGTTCTAAAATTGTAGGTACAGATGTTAGAACTTCCCTAAATCCTGGAGGAAATTTATATAAAAATACAAAGGCACAAGTGCAAACTACACTTGAAACTGGAGGATATAGACAAGGAGTAATACCAATACCAGGAACTAGTGGATCCTTAGAAAAAATAAATCCATCACAACAAAAACAAATTGGTGTAATTCCACAAAGCACTTCAACTGAACAACCTAATCCAGAAGAATCTCAACGTGCTTTAGGAGAAGAATTAGAAAAATCAAAAACACTTTCAAGATTTAATTTCCCACAAGATTTAAGATATCCAGCAGATCTTCAAATTGATTATCAAGATGTAATACAGTTTAATATGTTAAGATATGAACCAAGAAATATAAATACGTCTGCAAATCAAGGATTAGGAAGTTTTGGAGAAAGAAGTAATTACACTTCAAGAATAATTGGAAAAGTTTTCTTACCAATACCAGGGGGTATTTCAGATACTAATGCAGTGACTTGGGGAGGTGATGAAATGACTCCTTTAGAAAAAAGTTTAGCAGAATTTGCAAATTCATTTATTACTGAGGGTGCTAGTGCAGCAGCAGATACTGCCGGAACACAATTAGGAAATGTACAAAAAAGTTCTTCAGATCTTAGAACTGGAGTAGCGGCAATTTTTACATCTCAAGCAGTTGGAAAATCTAATATTTTATCAAGAACCAAAGGTGCTGTATTTAACCCAAATATGGAGTTACTGTTCTCAGGTCCAACACTAAGACCTTTTAACTTTACTTTTAAGTTATCAGCAAGAGGCACTAAAGACAGAGATCAAATCCGCCAGATTATAAGATTTTTTAAACAAGGTATGGCGGTACAAAGAACACAATCTCAATTATTCTTAAAAGCACCTCATACATTTAAGATTAGGTATCTACATAAAAATAAAGATCATTCGTATTTAAATCTAATTAAAGAGTGTGCTTTACAATCTTTTACTGTCAATTATACCCCAGAAGGAAATTATATGACCTTTGCTGATGGTATGATGACTTCTTATGAAATTAGTATGCAGTTCCAAGAACTTGAACCAATCTTTAATGATGATTATTCCAAACTTCCAGGAAAAGATACAGACACCGAAATAGGTTACTAAAATGGCAAATCAGTATTTTAGAAAAGTTCCAGATTTTGAATATGTAAATAGACTTCCTAACTCAAAAATAGGAGACTATATCCAAGTTAAAAACTTTTTTAAAAGAGGAAAAATCAGACCAGATATTTTTAAGAATTTAGTGTTCTTTGAAAAATATAAAATAATCGGTGATAATAGACCTGACAATGTTGCCTTTGAGTATTATGGGGATGCAAATTTAGATTGGATTGTTTTAATTTCTAACAATATTCTTAATATACAAACAGAATGGCCCTTAGTTCAAACATCATTCGACAACTACTTATTTGAAAAATATAAAGTTGTTGGAGATTCTGAAACAGATACTTATAATAGAATATATAATGGAATACATCACTATGAAACAGTCAAAGCAACTAATACTTCTGGAACAATTTTAGTACAAGAAGGATTGCGAGTAGATTCAAATTATTCACTTACATATTACGATGAATTTGTTTCAGGATATTCTACAATATATCCAGTAGTTCCAATCACAAATTACGATTATGAAGAAAAAATTGAAGAGAATAAAAGAAATATATTTTTACTTAAACCAAAATATTTGAATATTATTATTGATGATATGGATGATATCATGAAATACGAAAAAGGTTCCGGTCAATTTAAAACCGAAACCTTAAAGACTGCAGATAATATTAAGATTTATCTGTAATCAACTATCAACCAGTTTCTGGAAGTATGAAAGAGCATCATCTTCGTCATCATCATCAGAAGAAATTTTAGGAAGAGAAGGAGTCTTTGAACGAGCATAAGACTGTTCCAGTTCTTCCACAACACGATCTTGAGGGGTTGGAGTTTGAACAAACTCTTCAAGATCGTCTTCCTGTTCAACTACTGCACGAGAACGAGTAGGAGATGAATTCTTGACACCAAGAACTGTATTCATACGACGCTCAAGATCTTCATAAGACTTGAATTGATCTGAAGCAGTAATTGCAGTCAGAGAATACTCTTTCTTCCAAATGGTCTCAAGGGCATCATCGTCATCCAGTAGAGGTGCTACACGATCAAATTCTGATTTGTCGTAATTCCAATACCCATCTTTCTTTACGATTTTGAGTTTAAAATTAGCACCTGCCCAGAAATCAAAAGGATTGATAGGTTCTTCGTCTTCAAATTCTGGTTGCATTGCTTCCATAATTTTATCAAAGATTTTCTTACCATACTTAAAAAGAAAAACTTTTCCTTCATTTTGGGGATTTGCAGGATCCTTTACAACGTAAATATTGCTGTAATAGTTAAGCTTACGTTTTTGCTTTCGAACAATTTCTTTATTCGTTTCAGATCCAGTATTCCAAAGTTCGCGGTTATATTCACCAAGAGGATCTTTTTGACCAATAGTAGTCAAAGAATTTTCAATATACCATCCACCAGGTCCTTGGAAAGCATGAGAATACATTTTTGCCCAAGGGAGTTCTTCCCCATCAGGTGCAGGAAGAAAACGGATCACTGCAGATCCTACTCCATCCTTTCCCATCTCTGGTTTCCATAGACGATCATCAGTACCACCAGAAGTAGTAGCACTCATTTTTTCAACCTCTTTCACAAGTTTTTGTGTAAGAGAACCAAGGGAAGATTGTTTTTTAAGAGATTCAAAAGACATTTAGATTACCTTTATAAATTGTATTTGGCTTTTGTGACTTTGCTTAAGGGATTGTCTAGCCCAATATATTCTAGCAGTCAGATCCCGTTTTGTCAATCTGCTCTTTCATCACTTCAAGCATTTTGGACATATTAGTCAAGATGATGTTCATATCAGTCCCCTTTGGCATTCCCATCATAACTGCAGATTCCATTACACGATGTTTCATTTCAATTGCTTCAGGGTCATCTGATAAACTCAATCGAGTATAAAGAACTTTTTGTTTCTCTAAAAGTTTTTCAAGAACTTCAACATGCTCAAGTTTTTCTTCTTTAGTCATTGTAGGGAACTTAAAAATGTTTCCATAGATATATTCCTGAAGTTCTGCAATTTCAGTCATTTCTGAACGAACAACTTCTGATTTAAAAAAACTCATTTATCCTCCAAAATAACGTTCTTTAAAATTTTTCGAAATTTAAACACGTCAATATTTAGAAAAGGATTATATTTTTTAATTCTACGACTTACTGTTTCCCAGACTGGATCTTGAAGTTTCTTATTAAAATTCTTTGAATAATCAAAAATTTTATCATAAAGAACCATTGTCTCTAATGATACTTTACCACTCAAAAATTTTTTAAGGAGTGGAGGATGTCCCTTTGTGCAATTGAAGACATCATCAAATTTGTTTTCCTCAAATAAAGACTGACTTTCTTCTTTAAAGACATAAGAAAGAGATTGAACCTTCCTTTGCCAGGTTTGATATCTTTCTTCACCTTCTTTAATCATTTCACCTATCCAAAGAGTTTCTGGATCGGGACAAGATGCAAAATTAGCAACAAAAAATTCTACTACTTCTTGCTCTGATTTTTGCCTTGCTAATTTTTCAAACCAGAATCTGTCCTTACGTTTGTAGAAAGATTGAACTGTTGCTCTTACCTTTTTATTATATTTAAAATAATCATAACTATCTTTAGTGAAATGATTTTTCAGAGCAAGGTATTCACGATAAGCATCAAACGGGACCACTTTTCTTACGTCTCCTCTCACGTTGCCGTGCAAGATATTCTGAATGATACGGTTCTGTGTTGCGTCGTTCCCTGCGTTTGCGGTTAATTTCATCACGGTTTTCATCAAGTATTTTTGCTGATTTTTGCTTTAAACGTTCCTGATTATCATAATACCATTTACGTTTCCTTTCAATCTCTACTTGTTTTCTTTCCTCATAAGTTTTAAAAATAGACTTGTTTCCTTCACCACCAATAGTCATATTTCTCAATATGCCAGTTCCATCACATTTGCGTCCATATTTTTCTATCATTTCCATTTCATACTGATAAGCAGAAAACTCATCTTCAAATTCTTTAAGAATAACTATTCTATTTTTATCTTTCGGACGCAAATCTAATCCATTTGCGCGAGGATGTTTTAAATATGCTCTTTGACCTCTTCCTTTTCCAATATAATATGGAGTTCCATCTTCACGCAAATAAGCATAGCAATAATACATTATTAAACTAAAATAAATCTAATAATATTTATACAGGAGTTAATCGAATGGCATCATTAAAAGATTAATTTTGCACGGGAAGTTTTTTTAAGAAAATTAAGTTCCATTGCCTCATATTTAATCTTCTCTTTCAAAGGTTTTGATATAAGTTTAGGAATAGATTCTAAATCAATAGTATTTTGTTCGCAATAAAATACTATTGCATCAATATAATTAACTTTTTGACTTGATACTATTTTTTCAATTTCTTCAGAAAATTTCGCAGAAGAAATGAATTTATTTTCAAGTGCTTTTTCTAACTCATTCTCCATTTGACCCAGTATTGTGATGTACAAATTCTTTAATGTAACGAACTAATAGTTTAATATAGTCTCCTTTATTCCTTTTGTCAAACACTTTTACTTCTCCACCAGGAGTGACCATCAATGTAATGAGTTTTTCAACTACTTTTCCAGTTAGTTCATAGTATGCCGCAGCATAAAATGTTTCTTGTACAAAATAGTTTTCAATCCACTTTTCTGGTTTTATTTTCTCTGAAGTCTTGAAGTCAATAACTGCAAGTTCTCCCTCATATTCTGCGATACAATCAACTCTTCCAGCAAGTCCCAAGTACTCCGAATAAAGAGTTCTTTCGATTGCATGAATATTATTTATCTTATCCAGGTATGGTTTAGCATGATGAAACATATGTTTTGTCATGAGTTGATAATCATCCCACTTCAACTCCTTATTTTCAAGATAATCTTGACATACTTGGTGAAAATCAGTTCCTCTTGCTGTTGCTTTTTTAGTAATTCGGTTTGCTTCTTCGAGACCAACTCTTTTACGCCAATCAATAAAAATCTGACGATTATAAAAAGAAGTTACAGAAGTAATAGAAGGCACCCATCCTCCATTAGGTAGATTATAAAGACGGATGCTTTCTGTTGTCTTACATTCTAGTTCAATATCACCCAAGTAATTATGATGAATAAATGTCATAGATTCAATTCAGTTTTTGCTACGATGTACTCTTTAACTAGTCCAGAACGAACAATATCTTCAATACCAAATTCAATAATATCAAATGATGGCATTACACGAAGAATCTTCATAAAATCAATAATACCATTCTTCTCATTAGTTTTAATCAAATCACTTTGAGT